GTTGGTATTCTGTGGCATCTCTTAGAACTCGATTACGATTTTAATGTCTTCTACTTGGTCGTTTGCACGACTAATTGATCTTCTATTATCTATGTAGACTACTTGCCCACTATTAGATTTGATCTCGGGTTTTGCATATCCATTATTAAACTTCATACCAAGATCATACTCAGTATTGTTGATTGTCCTTGATGATGAATTTGGAATTAGTGGGAAGTTAATATCTGGTTGACCAGCAGCACCAGATGTTGCTCCATTAATTGCATTAGATCCATCAAACTCATTTAGAGTGCCGACAATCTCAGGGAAGATGCCATCAGTGCTATTTTGATAATACTTAAGCACCTTTGTTATTGGATTCCATGAAATGACTCTACCTCTAGCAGTGACATTAGTTCCTCCTACAACTCTAGTTTGAGTAATAATTTCATCTGGGACATAATTACCTTGGAAAGTCGGTGAAAAAATTATAGATTTAGTTGCAGATACGGTTAGATCAGAAACCAATTCTTCAGTACCAAACTTTTTAGGATTTGTAACCAATCCAATTCTTCTATAATCGTTGTCAATTGGGAAGTCTCCCGCACCTTCATCATAAGATAGTTTTGCGTTAATCATGACACGATAACCACCTAATTCAATCACAGGATCATACCCATGACCGTTTGGAGGTGGAATTACAACATCTACAATTGCTCCAGTGCCAGTGCCAATTCCAGTGATTGTATCAATATTTAATTTTCCAAATGTGTAGTTGGTGCCACCAGATGTTACAGTTGCTGAAATAATTCTACCACCGTCAACAACAATTGAGACTCTACCACCAACACCATCACCATTAATGGGCACATTATCATAAGTGCCATTATTGTATCCAGCGCCAGCAGATTGAATTGCAACAGTATCAATTTCTCCAGCAACAGCATTAGTTTTTACTGCATCATTAATGAAAACTGGCATGTAATCATTAGAGAAGAATTTCAAAACAGAAGCAACTGGAATTGTATAAAGATACTTCCAGCGATAACCATCTGCAGTTGTAATAATAGATGTGGATGTGCCAGTTGGCTCAATTGTTGATGGTTTTCCATTTGGATCAGATGGGGAAGTGCCATTATAAATGCACTTATATACCTGATACTGAGAATTTACAACATAGAAATCAGAGTCATATAATTTTGTAGCACCTGAAGAAGCGGTTTTACTTGGTGAATAATCATGACGATACATGTCATAAGTATATCCAAGTCCACCAGTAGTTTGCTCTGGTGGTGTCCAATCAATTCTTTTAACAACCTGGATGGTATCAACTGCCAATACTCTTTTCAAAGAAATCATATCATCATATGCTGATGAGAATTCAAAGAAAGAATCTACAGCTTGAGGTGGTGAGTTTTCATCGTCCCACGATTGTGGTCTGCCGATGAAAATGTACAACCTGTCTCGGGTCTCTCCAGCATCCAAGTCACTTTGAGTTGGGATTGGCCCCTCAAGTGATTTAATGAATTTCTTTGCGGAGAAAATTCTAAATTGATCAGTTAGTAATGCCGCCATTTGTTACGTTATACTGGGAGTCTATTCCTCTTGTTTATTTATCAATGTTATAGAGATCTAATTTGAGTAACGTATTCAATTCTCTTAATCCTATATGAAGCACCACTATTTCCAAGTATATTCTCACCGCCTAATACAGCTTGCACGACACCACCAGACCCACTAGTATCACCAACTGCATTTACAACATCTACAGTTGGATGATAATTTCCTAAAGTATCAATATTTGCCTTATAACCATACCCACCATTATCTATAGAGACTGATTCAATTTGATCTCCAGCGGCAGTCATATTTACCGTAACTTGTGCTTCTAAATCGGAGATTGCCTCAATATCTAATGTTGGAACATCTGAGTAGTCTATACCCTGATCCTGGACAATAAAACAACAATAGTACCATTTGTTGAGAAATTATAGAAATAACCATTGACTCCTATATTAATATTTCCAGTATTAAAGGGTGTAATATCCTTTACCCTTATGACACCAGATTGAATATCCCAACTCACAACAGTTGCTGTTATACTAGATATTGATCCAGTTATTGTCTCATTAACAAAGAAATTCTGCCCATTACCAAAATTGGCATCAACATAGATATCGAGATATGCTTCCTGAGGTTGACCTTCATTAAGTTGTCCAGCTCCAACGATAGTTGCAAATTTAAATGGTATTGATGCATCCTTTATTTGATCGCCAACCTGGAATAGAGTTGTATTTTGCCCACCAAGCGTTTCTTCAATACCATATAGTGTATTATGCAATCCACCATCTAAATTAATTTGATTATCATAAGCAGTGCCAGTGTTTATCAAATCTGGTATACCATCCCCAAGACCTTCCAACTCATCATCATCCTCAAATGATGCGTTATTTAAAACAGAAATCGGATTAGTTAATCTGACAATAGTTGCCCCTTCTAGAGTAAATACTGTATGTGGTAAAACACCAGATCCACTACTGTCTGCAACCCCAGCATCGAATTGTACAATTCTATCTTCTGTTGATGGAATACCACCATCAATAAATGCCAATTCATCAACTTCAAATGTAACTAATAATTCTTTAGTTGTTGGATTCCAATCATACACCTTCGCAAGTTTGTTATTTTTATTATCAATTTTTCTGATAATAGTATCAAACACATTGTATTCGTATGTTGAAATATTATTTTGATCTACTTGCGTTGAATCAAGAATAACTCTCTGATCATATCTTAAATTGGTACCTCTAGTAACGCCTAAAAATCTTTCTCTTGACTTTGATGTATACGTCACAATTTCATTATTCATCATAAACTCTCCAGATCCAGGGAAAGAATCTGTAGAATCCACATATATCGTCGAATCATCAGCGTCTATAGATTTAGATAGACCTGCTACAAAATAATTTTCAGAGTTTAATGATTGGCGTGCTGATACACGTCTCTTTAGATTTACAAGTTTTGTGAAGATTATATTTGGTGGAGATGTATATCCCCTCCCAGGATCTGTAATATTAATACCAACAACCTGCCCCTGATCAACAACTGCTACAGCTTTAGCACCAAGACCCCCTCCACCAGTTATAAGCACATATGGTGCTTGCTGATAGAAATCTCCACCATCAACAACGTTGATGCTAGTTACAGTACCAGTGGTGCTTATTTGTGCAGATCCTCTAGCACCATTTCCACCCCCACCACCTTCAATAACAACTGTGGGTGGTGTGGCAAAACTTTTTCCTGGATTTAGTAGTGATAATCCAGTAACTGTTTGCACTATTGGTGTGCAAGTTGCTCCACTACCCTCTCCACCTAAAATTTTTGCTTTAGATCTACCAAAATAATTATCTCCATAGGATTTCATTTTAATATAATCAACTGCACCAGCATCATTCAAAAACACTTCAGCAGATGCTCCAGATGGATACTCCTGTTGAAATTCTGGCAACTCAGCATCAACAAAATATGGCACACCATAGAATTTTGGTCCAATAGCATATGGATAAATAGGATCTCCATTAGAATCCTCGGTCATAAAATACGCATACGTGCCATTAGGATATTCAGGTGTAACTGAAAATTTACCGTTAAACTCATCCAATGTACCAAGTGTCTCATCATATATGTAATCTTGAGTAAGATCACCAAGTAAATAACCACCACAAACTACTCTAAATCCATGACCAATAGTTGCATATGCTTGTGTATAAAACAGTGAAGGCGAATCAACTCTTGGAGTTATACGCACTTCTCTTTGTGTAGATGTATTAAAAAGTGAAACATATGAAGAATATGGCACCTCTTGACCATCAAGATAGTATGTAACATTATCCTGATACAAATAAGATGTGTTTCCTATCTCTGGTGGTACACCAATATGCCATCCCTCTTCCTGTTCACTGAATAATAAGAATTGATCATCATTTGATGCGTCATCTTGATTAAAAATATAGGTTTTTCCTCTGTCTATTTCTAAGAATGGTGGTAAATTTCCATCAATATAGAATTTTCCATCCAAAATAGTAACTGTATATGTTACTGTTCCTGTAGTTGTAACTCTTGGGCGAGCAGACTCTATCTCATCACCATCTTTTAATCTATATGATGATGTTTGTCTTATTACATTTTTACTGTCATCATACCCATATGGTCCATAAATTGGATATCCGTCATAAGAAATGCCAAGTATCTTTGAATGTCCAGTTACATGACGTGAGTAGTCGATAGTATTACCACCAGTGTAATAATCCGTGATATAGTAATCATTAAGAGGTGGTATATTATCTGGAGCTCCTAATTCAATATAACCTTCATCACCAGTGTAACCAGACATATGGTTATGATACTTGCAGTAATAATAAATTCTTCTAGTTTCACTAGAATTCATTATTAGTAAAGGTTGGAATTCATTCTCATAATCTGCTGCGGGAGAATTAACCTGATCATTTACATTTAGGTAAAGTACACCAGGATTTTGGTTTAATGGACCATCAGGTGTGGTACTAAATTGCATTGGATGGCCACCAGAATGCATTTCCGATGGTTGATTACTAGGATCGATTTGATTCCAAATAATCAAATAATTTGCTGGTACACGAATATTTTGAGGTGCAAAATACCATGTGTTGTTTATAAATGGTCCGAATTCTTCTGCTTCATCTCTAAAGTTTAGATAGAAAATGCCATTAGTAAATAAAATGGGATTCTGAGAAACTCTTGCAATGAATCCATTAGATCCGAGAAGATTTTCACCATTCACAAAAGAATTTGTTACATTTCTAAGATATATCCTTGTTACAAATCCACCTTGATTTCTAACAACTTTTGCAATTTCTCCCCTACCATTTCCAACAATAGATGATAGTGTCCTCCCAACATCTATCGTACCATTATCTTCATTTGTATCCGAAATTATTAAAAGTACATTATCGTACTCTACTTTAATATCCCAAGTGACTGGTCTTAGATATCCATTTTCAAATACCGAATTTTTCTTTGACCACTGCTCAATAAATCTACTACTTTGATAGTAATACTGATTTCCTTCAAAGACGCCATCATATTCATCTTGTGTCTTAATAAAATTGTATTTTACCGTATCAATTGAGTATCCAGCTGGAGATCCTCCAGCTGGACCCCATTCTGGAGTATGTAATAAAGATCCATTGCTTAGGATTCCAAGTGTCTTATCAAGTTGAAACTCTCTAGCACCAAAATTGGGGACATCTTTACCGCCCCTGTAGATGAAAGTATGATCATAATTGGTGTGTACTAAATCACCTCCTCCAGGATTTCTTTCACCAGGTATGTCTGCGGGTTTTGGGTGATTATCACTCTCTACTCTTATGTAATTGGTTATAATTTGCCCATTAAGTAAATAATTTGATTGTGTTAGAGAATTTGGGGTTGACTGCCAAATTCTTTGAACACTAAATGAATTTGAAATATCTAAAGTATCTTCTTCTGGAAGAATTGAAACTCTGAGAGGATCATATCCTCTACCAGACACTAATACCCTTACATGTATAATTTTTCCAGATTCGTCATCAATTATTGGATATAAAAGTGCTTCTTCTACTGGAGTACCGCATCCAGTAACAGTAAGTCTCGGTGGATTGCTAGATTCATATCCTTCGCCACCATCCAAGACTTTAACGTATTTTACGCCAAATGTCTCATTAAAAAATGGTTTAATTACAGCTCCAGATCCAGGTACAATTCTTGCCATTTATATTAACCGACTACGTTAATTGTTCCATTCATTAATGCATGAATAGTGCATTGATAGTATAGTGTTGATGGTGCATCCATTGGCACCGTCCAGTATAATACATTAGATCCACTTCCATTTTGTCCAGATGTATATGGAGTGCCAGTCAATCCCTGTGTTGATTGTATTCTTATGGGGTGATTACCTCCATTGATGGAGTTATCAAAGGCATATGTAAATCCTCTATAAACATAGATGGTTGGATCATTAGTTGGTCCT